AAAGGGATCATATCGTCGATCCCAAGAACGCCCTTAATTAATCAAATGCAAGGAAATGGTATATGAAGCCATCGAGCAACCAGTAAAAATTGGAGGTAAAAACTGGTTGTTCTACATTGATCATGGTAAGAGTACCACACCACAAATCATATTATTTAAAAACTTGTTCATAATAGTCTACCATAGGAATATACCTAGATGTTTCTATTAGTTTTCCATTATTATCTAAAGTTTTTTCTTCTAAATACTCCCAAATTCTAGTGGCCTTTTCAAGATCTCCATCTTTTTTAGCTTTATCTATTTTGGCCTTAATCTCATTAATGTGATCTCCCCATTGCTGAGTTTTAGTTTTGTCTTTAGTTTTTGTTGCTCTTTCTCCATCATCATCATGAACTTCAAGAGAAAACATACTCCAAAGTGCGTACCTACGATTGTATGTAATGGAACTGCCTAGTGACTGGCTGTCCTCTTTAGCCATTACTAACCTAATATTAGACTCAATAAATTCTTCAGGGTGATCCACCAAATAAATTCTAGTGTTTAATAAATCAATTCCATCTATATACTGAACAGTTTGAACATAACCCATACCCAATTCATATAAAACTGGCTTAATCGTATCGATTATATTGTTAATGTTAGCGTATTTATAACTTAGGAATTCGTTCTTAGATGTTCTTTCTACCTGATCTACCTTGCCACGAAATTGCATCATAGCTTTCCAGATAGTAGGTTTAGCTGATGTAGACCAAGCTACATTTTTTGCATTTTCTGTATCTAGTTTTCTTGCCATATTCTTCTCCTGTGTGTAAGAAATTACATTATACCACCATTTAGGAAAAAATAAGTATATAATATGTTTGTAAGTTGTAAAAAATATAGGCTATTGCTATTAACTCTAGAGGGCGATAGCATACTCTTTATAACTAGCAAAGGAAAATAATATGTACCCTAAAAATGATACAAAAGTAAAATATTACAAAACTGAAGATAAAGTAAAAATTGAAATGGATCTTGAAGATTACAGAACTTTACTTAAACTTAACAATTTTTTACAAAATCAAATTAGTATGATGCATGAAACATCTACTATCTACTTGTCTGATTTAGGCAAATTTGAGTCATATGAGTTAAAAATGGCTCGTATCTTAGACTTTAGAAACATGGAAGGCCATAACCATTTCTGCGATTATGTTCTTAGCAACGATCCTAGAGCAAGAGAGGATAAAGCGTAATGGGAACAGAAAAAGATGTTCTACAAGAGGCTTACCATACTCACAGTCAACAATTAGCTGAACTTAAAAACTTAGTATTACAATACATAGAAGTTGATGATGACTTTAGCTTTAAATTTGATGATATTAGAGATTTATTAGAAAATCATTTAAAAAATGCTAAGTTAACATATGAGCCACCTGAGTTTACTTGTGATGATTGTGCTTGGCCTGATGGTACACTTAAAGAAGGTATTGGCTGTTGTTGTGGGAGGAATGATTAATGATGGCACAAGATATGTTTGAAGAAAACAAAGTGTTGGAGAGTCAAATTGAATCTTTAAAATCATTGATAAATGACATAGATGATTTTTTAAGAGAGTGTAATCCCCAATCATCAGAAGAAGATAGAAGAATTGGTGATTTACAAGAGCGTATTAGAAGCATAGATGACGATGAAGATGAGGATGAAGATTATGACTGAACTTCAATGTATTAAATGCGATCATAAATTTACAGGTGATGTTTTTAACTATAAACTTACATATGATGAATGGTTAAAAGATGTTAGATGTAAATATTGTGATTCTAGACAAACTATTACTGTCAAACCTTTAACTGTATTCCAAAAATACACCAGAAAATGGGAGTTTAGAGGGCGAGATAAGACCAAACACAGGGTTAAAGTAATTAATACTCGGTTAGTTGATGTCGATGACTGTGATATAGATACTAGCGATTGGCCTGATTTATGCGATTCGTTTGTATCGTCTGCTTATTGGTTCGATGGTACACTATTAGAAGATGAAGAATTAGAACACCTCAATGAAGATAGAGATTTTTGTTACGAGGCATTTATGGATCATTTATTTTAGGAGATTTTTATGACTTTATATTATTACTCTCACACTACCTCACAAAAAATTATTAATTTAGAAGAACATGAAGAAGATTTAGAAAGTTTAGGGGAAGATAGGCCTTTAAGCCCTTATGGTAAATCGTTACAAGAACAATCGGATAGAGAGGTTCAACAAGAACATTGGCAACATGAAAGGTGGTCTGAATAATGTTTTATTTTGGAACTAAATATCAAATGCACAAACAACGATTAGAGGAGGAAAATATGAATGAACCCGATTTAGTCAATTTAGTTAAATCTCATTCACAATTGTTAGAAGCAATAGAATATATGGCTGAACAGCTTAAACTAAATATTAATGAGGTTATGTTTAGTCATGTTAGTTTAAACGCTAAGATGGTTAAAAAAATAGAACAAGATTTTGATTTAGATGATGATGGAATACCTTTATAAAGGAGTTATATGTTTAATAAAATAATAGGTGTGTTAATAGTCGGTCTTTTGTCGGTCGGTACTGGATCGCTCGTTTATATTGTAATCTGGTTAAACGCTTTAAGAAAAGGGTGGTTAATTTAATTTAACGGGAGGAAAAAAAATGAAACAATGACAATTTAAGTTTCTACAAAAGGCTCTATCTTGAGCCTTTTTTTTTGTTATAATTTCCTGGTAGCTAATTTTGGCTACTAACAAGGATAAAATATGACTGATAATAAAGTACCTTTTTTCCAACCCTTTGCAAGTATTAAAGAAGGGTTTGATGAATTGTTTGAGGTAATAAAAAAAATAGACAATATTGATGATAGAACTAAGCTATTAGTTATCTATGGCTGTCTTGGGCAAACTGTACAAAACGAAATACCCTGGACATTAATTAAAAAAGGAGATAAAAATGAAGATTAAATATGATGATTTAACCAAAGGAGAGGCGTTTATTGTTAATTGGCAATATCGCATATTAAAAAATGAGGCCTTAGAGTTAGCAGATGCTATAGCAAAGGCTGACACAGGGAACAGAAAAGTATTTGATTACTTCTTTCCTGAATATACTCAGGCAATAACTAACTACCAAAGCACAAGAAACTGGTGGCCAGATGTTGAGGTAAAGGCGGGGTTACTTAGCCCTAACTGGCGTGAGGAAATGAAGGCCAGAATAAAAGCCCATAACAAAACTCAAATGGAGGAATTATGATTACTTATGAAGGCCAAAGATACAATGTTGTTTTAAGTACATTAGTTACTTATGACAAAGCCTCTGAGTTTGAGGAATGGTTTCAGGAAAATATTGGAACTGACTTACAAAAAGATGAAGATGTTGATGGCAATATAGAATATGTCATGTGTGATATTTCAAACTCAGAACTTAAAATGATTGAAGATTATGAAGATAAATATTTACTGGAGGTAAAGTAATGGAAAGATGCGAAAACAAAGTTGAATATCACATTGAAAGTGGGTTGGACTATAAACAGGTCTTAACTAAATGCGGTTATACAAACCCCTATGGCAAAATTGCAATTTGTAATGGTTGCGAGAACAATAAGGAAAAGATGAGAAGTATTAGAAATCATGAGGCTTCTGTTAAAGCCGATAATGACTGGCTAAAATCAGCGGGCTGGGGGGAAATGTAATGGAATATTCAAAAAAGACTAGAGATAAAATAGCCAAGATACTTAGAGAGGAGGAAGAATATCCTTTTAAAACACTTAAAAATCTTGACTTAAAAAACTTTCCCAAAGGCCAAACTGTTTTGCCACGCCAATGCCAACATTGTGGTGTTGGTATGGGGGAAGGATATTATTTTGATGATGGTGGTTATGCTTGCTCTCAGCATTGTATGTTAAGCATACTTTACAGCCAGGACTCCTATTATTGGACAACCTGGCAAGACCATTCACAAGAAAATATTAAAGATGGTGAGCCAGTTTATGATGCAGAAGGTAATGCTTATTATTTGACTGAGCAATTTGAAGAAGGCAATGTGTATTCAGACGAACCATCATTCAAAGGAGGCCATCATTATGACTATTACTAAACTAGCATCGTTAAACAAACTTAGTAATTGGAGTCCAGTTAAACAACTTGAACCAGTTGGTAAGAAGGCAGTCATTCCAGAAGAAATATGCTCGAACTGTAATCATTCAATAGAGTATGACCGCAATTTTGACTGGGAAACTGAAATCTGGTACTGCTCGAATTGTAATATTGAGTATTCGGTCGATATCGAAATCGTTAGAGATTGGAAAAACCAGGCGGTCTGGACATGATAAAAAGAACTGATTTAATAATTGCCGTAATTCTGATCCTCGGAAATATTTTATTCCTGTTTGGAATTCTGGTATTATTAATTTTATAGGGCAAAGGCTCACACCCTTAAAAAGTGAGCCACAATACAAGGGATATACAATATGAGAAAAATAAGCAAAGCGATAGCCCAGGCTTTTAACGAGGGCAAAACTAAATCCATTGGCAACACTATGACCAATGGTAGTGAGGTTTTTTTGCATGGCAATAAGATTGCCTGGCGTTCAAGTGGTAACGGCCTGGAACTAACTTTGGCTGGCTGGCCTACGGTCACAACTAGAGAACGACTCAACGCTATACTATATGTTGAAGGGTTTAATGTTAAAGCGGGCGAAAGTTACGGTTTTTACTTCAACCAAAAAAACTATAACCAATACCTGACTAAAATTACATTCAACGGTTATGAGAAACAAGCCAGTAGTAAACCTATAGCTGACAATGAAATAATAACTTTATACCAGGGGGCAATATGATTGGAGTTACTGTCACTAATTTTGACAAAAGCACAGCCTATCTTCAAGAACATTGCGAGCGTGTGGACTATGTCGGCACACTGGCTTATTATGATGGTAGGTCTTACTACAACGAGAACGGCGAACTACTCAGAAATTTAGCCGAGTATAATTCATCATCTGAGGGTTATACGCCCTTCGGTGATGAAGGTTACGATTATTAATTGGAGGTTTTAAAAATGGTTACTAATTATTTTAATGAGCAAGAAATTTTAATAGATACAATTCTTGACCGAGTCGATGACATGCGTTCTTGGTTGCCTGAACACACACCAACCAGAAAACGATTAAAACATAGCCTGGAGAATTCCCAGTTAAACCTGGAGCAATTAAACAAGCTGTCATCGTTCGATGATGGCTCGTTCGGTCATGATGTCTTTGGTATTTATAAGAATGGATGGTGGAGCAATAAAGCTAGTCATTGGTTGCCCAGGTGTAGTTAATAAGATAATAAATGATGCCCCTTAATTGGGGCATTTTTTTTGTGTGGTATTAATTCAACAAGAACCCCAGCTCTCCCCAGATCTATAGAAATTGATTTCCTTTATTAGTGCGGGTTGTAGAGGTGGCGTTTTTGCAACAAGGTTTTAAAGCATGGCCTAAATCCATCTACTAATAGCAAGAAATACACAGGGGTAATATACAAAGCTCAGGAACACAGGAACACAGTAAGCGAGTACCTGGGGTTGTGGCGTGTTGTGGTGTAGTTGTTAACTAGAAAAATAGTATTTGAATATTGATTACCCCACACTTATATTTTAACTTCCAAGTGTCGTTCGTTCTGTGTACTGGGGGCATGAATACAGGCCAGTTAATTACCTGGGGTATATATTCACCTGGTTAAAGATAAAAAGGCTCTAGAATGGGCAATTCTGGACACCTTGAGCGATCTCTAGAAAGTGGTACTAAACCCCCTGGGGGAGGCTCACCGCATATAGCTACAGTAAACGCTACACCCCACCCACAAAAAACAGAATTTGAAAAAAAACAACATTTAACATATATATGTGCTATACTACAAGCATGAATAAACGAAAAGGCAACCCAGCATTAGTTAAAGGCATGGCTTCTCTTAACCCAGCAGGCAGACCAAAAGGCTCAGTTGGCAAATATACTGCGTTAGCACGAGAGTTGATGTCTGAAAAAAGTACGGAAATAGTACAAAAAGTAATAGACAAAGCTATGGAAGGAGATGTGCATTGTTTAAAAATGTGTATGGATCGTATATTGCCTGTACAAAAGGCAGTTGATTCTAATAGAGCAAAAAACGATGCTCAAGTAATTATTAATGTAGCCTCTATTGACTCTATAGAACAAAAGGCTAGTGAATATGACAAAGCTGAATTAATAGAGCCTGTAGAAAAGTCTGATGACGAGGTTGTTGTTAATATAGATTCTACACCTATGGCAGAAAAATTTGACTCCTGAAAACGAATGTTCTCTGTGTGGTGGTGATTACGACCCTGATTGTGGTGGTACGCAAGGTTACTTTGGAAGTATTCCTGTTACTTTCTGTGAATGGTGTTATTCTTCTATTATGGATATGGCTGAATATCATTTAGGTATAAAAGATCAAGATGGCTGAATTAAACATTGATTTACACCCTGCACAACTTGAAATTTTTCATTCTGAAAAACGATTTAAAATAGTTGCTGCGGGTAGGCGTTTTGGTAAATCTTATCTGTCTGCTTGGATTCTGTTGATTAAAGCAATACAGTCTGAGAGTAAGGATGTGTTTTATATAGCACCTACCTTTCAGCAAGCTAAAGACATTATGTGGGCGATGCTTAAAGAACTAGGTAGAGATTTAATAGTACAAGCATACGAAAATACTGCAGTTTTAACTTTAATTAATGGTCGTAAAATATACCTTAAAGGATCTGACCGACCTGAAACACTTCGTGGCGTTGGACTTGCTTATGTTGTGCTTGACGAATATGCTTCTATGAAACCTCAAGTGTGGGAGCAGATTATTCGCCCCACTCTAGCTGATGTTCGTGGTGGTGCTTTGTTTATAGGAACGCCAGCAGGTAAAAACCATTTCTTTGATTTGTACAAAGATGCCCTGGAAGATGATGATTGGGATGCCTTCCAGTTTACCTCTACAGACAATCCTTTTTTGCCAAGTGAAGAAATAGAGGCTTCTAAAAAAAGCATGTCATCTATGTCGTTCAGGCAAGAGTTTGAAGCATCATTTGAAACAAGTTCTGGTGGTATATTTAAAGAAGAATGGTTTCAAGTTGATGAAGAACCTGAAGAAGGTAATTATGTTATTGCTGTTGATCCTGCTGGGTATGAAGCTGTAGAACAAGAACGAAACCTTAAAAGATCAAGGCTAGACGAAACAGCTATTGCGATTGTTAAAATTGATCGTGATAAATGGTGGGTTAAAGACATTCTTCATGGTCGTTGGAACATTAAAGAAACTGCAAAAAAAATACTTTATTCTGCAATGAAAGTTGAATCAGCTACTGTTGGTATTGAAACAGGCTCACTAAGAAACGCAATCTTACCTTATCTTGAAGATGAGATGAGAACTGAGGGTAGATGGGTGTCTATTATTGAACTTAGACATGGTGGTAAAAAAAAGAACGACAGAATTATTTGGGCATTACAAGGAAGAATGGAGCATGGTCAAATAACTTTTAATGAAAAAAAAGAATGGCGTGAATTTACAAATCAATTATTAGACTTTCCAAACAGACTTGCACATGATGACATGTTAGATGCTCTTGCTTATATTGATCAAGTAAGCGTTGCAGATTTTGCCCACTCAATTGAATTAGATGATGAATGGAGGCCAATAGATAATGTCGCTGGATATTAACAATTTAACAAGAGCAGAAATGGATGAATTACTAGA